GGCAAGAAATACAACAATCTCTTCTTCAGGAACTCCAGGAATACACACTATAGGAAGTTATGTGGATGATTATGATGCTGCATACTTTATTGTTCAAGTATCAGATACGACTAACGGAAGACATCAGATGTCTGAGGTATTCGTTGTTGATGATTATATTGCTTCTACAGGAAGTGGTGACACCTATGATAATGAATTTGGTGTTATAGAAACTGTAACAGGTCTTGGTACTATTGGATCAAGATTAGTTGGTGCATCTTCTGGTATAGGAACTGTAGAATTACTATTCACACCCATATCAGGTATTGATGTATCAGTTCAAGTTTATATGAATGCACTTAGAATACAAGATGATACTAGAGAGGAAATTAGTTTCAATAATGCGACAATAAGAACTGGATTTGGTGACTATGAGGGTACTGAAAGATCTATTAGAAGATCATTTGATTTACAGCATAAGAATGATCCTATTTTTACTAAGGAATTTGTAGGAAGTGCAACTTCTATTGTCAGCGTTTCTAGTAACACAATTAGACTTCCAAATCATTTCTTTGTAACTGGTGAAGGAGTTAGATATGTTAATCCTGGAACAGGATCAACCATGGCAATTGGTATAGGAACTACCACATTTGCTGGTGTTGGTAGTACTGATAAGTTACCAGAAAACGTTTTTGTTGTTAAGGTTAATGATGACAGTATTAAACTTGCTTCTAGTGCAGAAAATGCGTTAAAGATTGTACCAGAAACCTTAGATATTGTACATGTTGGAGTAGGAACATCTCACAGATTTATTGCTAATAATCAAAATGCAAAAGTTATTGTTGCTCTTGATAATATTATCCAATCACCTATTGTTGCAACTTCTGTAACAACAACACTTGCAAGAGAGGCGTTTACTACTGATGATCTAATAACATTTAGTGGTATAACATCTTTCTTTGGATCAGATTTGATCCGAATTGGTAGTGAAATTATGAAGATTGAGGGTGTTGGTATTGGAAGCACAAACGTCATTAGAGTTCGTAGAACTTGGATGGGAACACCTCTTGCAGGACATTCTACTGGTGCTTTGGTTACTAAAGTTGTTGGTAACTATAATATTGTAGAAAATATATTGAACTTTGTTGAAGCTCCATATGGAAATACTCCACTTGGAACTAGCACTAATCCACCAGATGAAAGAGATTGGACTGGAATATCAACAAGTTCTAGCTTCCAAGGAAGAACTTTCTTGCGTTCTGGAATTACAAACTCAACTAATGAAACATATTATAAAAATTACGTTTTCGATGATATATCATCTGGATTTGATGGAGATACAAGAAACTTTGATTTAAAATCAAATGGATCTGATGTTACTGGAATTGCAACTGAAAATGCAATTATCTTGATTAATGACGTATTCCAAGGTCCTGGACTTGCTTTTGATTACAATCTTACTGAGAATGCAGGTATTACTTCAATTAGATTTACTGGAACTGCAACTTCAATTTCTTCTGATCCCAATACAACAAATCTTCCTTTGGGTGGGGTAATAATTTCTGTAGGATCATCTGAAGGATTTGGATATCAACCTCTGGTTGCTGCAGGAGGAACTGCAATTGTTTCTGCTGCAGGAACAATTAGTGCAATTAGTATTGGTAATAGTGGGTCTGGATACAGATCTGGAATCCAGACTGATATTAGAGTTGCTGTTCAGACTAGCAGCACAGAAACTCCCAATTTGCACTTTATTGGTACTGCATCAGTAAGTAATGGACATATTGTAAGTGTTGCAATAACAAATCCTGGTGTAGGATATACTTCCACAAATCCACCTGTTGTTGTATTTGATTCCCCACTTTCGTATGACAATATACCTTTAAATTATAGCTCTTCTTCTGCAATAGGATTTGGAACAGGAGCAACAATTAGTGTAGTAGTTGGACAAGGATCTAGTGTTATTGATTTTGAAATTAATAATACTGGTAGAGGTTATGGTGATGGCGAAATATTAACTGTTCCTCTTGGTGGTTTGACAGGAATTCCAACAGATCCATCAAAACCATTCTCAGAATTTAACGTTACAATTCAAAATACATTCACAGATGAATTTACTGGATGGTCTATAGGAACACTTCAAGTTTTAGATAATATTGAAGACTTGTTTGATGGATCAACACAAACATTTGCTTTAAAAGTTGCTGGTAATTTGGTTTCCATCAGATCATCAAGAGGATCTAAAATTGATGTTCAAGATGTTCTTCTTGTCTTTGTTAATGATATTCTCCAAGTTCCAGGTAAAGGATATACTTTCAAAGGTGGAAGTATAATAACTTTCACAGAGGCACCAAAAGAGGGTGATAGATGTAGGATTATCTTCTATAAAGGAAGTGGAGACGCTGATGTTATCTTTAGAAATATTATTGAAACTGTAAAAATTGGTGATGAATTGACTATTGGTTATGATATAGCTTCTGGACAAGCACCAACTCTTCAAGAAGATCCTAGAACAGTTACTAGTGTTGATTCAACAGATATTGTTTCAACTATGCCATATTTTGGTCCTGGTAATACTGAAAATGAATCTTTATTGAGACCTATAGTTTGGTGTAGACAAACTGAAGATAAAATTATTGATGAAAAAGAAGTTGGAAAAGATAGGGAACTGTATGAACCAGTAATTAACCCATTTGCATATATTATTAGTTCTGTTGGTATTGGATCAACTACAATTTATGTTAATAGTGTAAGACCTTTCTTTGATCCAAAAAATGAAAATGATACTTCTTTAGCATTCCAAAATAAAGTTAAGTTTATCTCACAAGATTCAAAAATTTCAGCTGCTGCTACTGCTATTGTTTCTATTGCAGGAACAATTTCTTCAATAGCAATTTCTACGGGTGGTTTAGGTTATTCGGATACGCCATCAATTTCAATCGGAAGCACTTTACAGTCAATTGGACTTGGAACTACTGCCACAGCAACTGTCACAATTAGTGTTGGTGGAACAGTTTCCGATATTAACATAACAAATGCAGGAACTGGTTATACAAACACAAATCCACCAGTCGTTTTAATTTCACCACCACCAGTTGTTGATGAAGAAAATAATGTTGAATCTTATTCTGGAGATTTTGGTGTTATCGTTGGATTTGGAACAACGACTATTAGTTCGCAGACACAATTAATTCTTGATTTGTTTATTCCAACCAATTCATACATGAGAGATAATGATATTGTAGGAACAGCTGTTACTATTAGTGGAATTTCTACTGGAGATTACTTTGTTGTTTCAAATACAAATATTGGTTCTGCAGTAACTTCTATAGATTCTTCTGGATCAATTGTTGGTGTTGGAACTTCCTTTATTGATAATGTCTATTACGTTGATGATCATGAAATTATAATTGCACCTACAGGAATTGCTTCGGATGGTGTTGGAATTGGAACATCTCACATTAAGAGAGTATTTGTAAGAGTAAGTGATAATTTTGCTTATAGTGGAATCTCTACATCTGGATACTTTGGTGAATATAGTTGGGGTAAAATTATTCTTACAGCAAGATCTGGAATTAATTCTTATACATCATACACTAATGATGGAGTTACTGGAATAACAACCTCTATGAGAGTTCAAAGATTTGAATCGCTCAAATTTAAAAACTACCTCAACTAATACCTAATAAATAAATAAAAAACTCTGTCAAAATGGCTGCAATTATAACTGATCAGATTAGAATATTAAATGCAAAGAATTTTGTTTCTGATGTTGGTGTCAACGCATATTATTCTTTTATAGGATTACCTAATCCTACTGATTATCAGTCTGATTGGAATACGACTCCACCAGCACCCAAAGACAATTTTAGTCAAGAGAATGATTATTGGGACACGATGATTGCTTTGAAGAAGATTAATTCTTCTGATGTAAGACAAGTTGTTCCAAAAAGGATATGGTCTTCAGGAACTACTTATGACATGTATAGGCATGACTATAGTAGATCTAACACAGCTAAAGTTTCTGGTGCAACAAACTTATACTCTGCATCTTATTTTGTACTGAATAGTGATTATAGAGTATACATTTGTCTCCAGAACGGAACTGATCCAGATAACCCTAATGGTAGACCATCTCTTGACGAACCAACTTTCACAGACTTAGAACCAAGAACTGCTGGAACTAGTGGGGATGGATATATTTGGAAATATCTTTACACAGTTAAGCCAAGTGAAGTTGTAAAGTTTGAAACTTCAGATTATATGCCAGTTCCTTCCGATTGGGAGAATGGTACAGATAATTCTGCAGTAAGAGATAATGCCGTTGACGGATCCATCAAAATTATTACTGTCACCAATAGAGGCGTCGGTATTGGAACTGCAAATACAACATACACTAGGGTTCCAATTAAAGGTGATGGAACTGGTGCGGAATGTACAATTGTTGTTGGTGCGGATCAGAAAGTTGATACAGTAACTGTATCAAATCAAGGATCTGGTTATACTTATGCTAATGTTGACTTAATCGCTGGAGGAGTTCCAACTGGTAGCACAAGACCATTATTTGACGTTATTATGACTCCTCAGGGTGGTCATGGTGCAGATATCTATAGAGAACTTGGTGCATTTAATGTCTTGATGTATTCGAGAATAGAAAATGATAATGAAAATCCAGACTTTATAACAGGTAATCAGATTGCTAGAATCGGAGTTGTACAAAATCCAACTCAATTTGGATCTAGTTCCGTACTGACTTCAGATAAAGTAAGTGCTGTTCCTGCTTTAAGATTAACTGGAGCAGGATACAGTAGTGCTACGTTTACCGCTGATGCATACATCACGCAAACAGTTTCAACTGGAGTTACTGCTATAGGAAGAGTTGTTAATTATGATCAAACAACTGGAGTTCTGAAGTATTGGCAAGATAGATCTGTTGCAGGATTTAATACTGTTGGTACTGCACAAACAAATCCAACTTATGGATTTGATTTGACAGAATTTACATCTTCCCCATCTACGGGTGGTAGTTTGACTATAACCGGAGGATCTGTAAATCTATCAATAAGCACATCTTTTACAGGTGTCTCTACCGTAATAAATAATAGAACATATTATCTTGGTCAGACCTTTACTAATGGTATTGCTAATCCAGAAGTGAGCAAGCACGCTGGAAACATAATTTATGTTGACAACAGACCAGCGATAACCAGGTCACAAAATCAAAAAGAAGATATTAAAGTCATTTTGCAGTTCTAAAGAATTATGCCACAGAAAACGAATCTCAACGTAGCACCATATTTTGATGACTTTGATCCAGCTAATGACTATCACAGAGTTCTTTTTAAACCTGGTTATCCCGTACAAGCCAGGGAATTAACTGGATTACAATCAATACTTCAAAATCAAATTGAAAGATTTGGACAGCATTTCTTTAAAGAAGGTGCTAAGGTAATTCCAGGTAATATTGGATATACACAATTATACTATTGTGTTCAATTAAGCAACACTTACCTGGGAGTTCCGGTTTCTGCATATGCAGATCAACTTGTGGGATCAAAAATTACAGGACAGACTTCTGGCGTTAGTGCTTATGTAGATAAAGTTCTCCTACCACAAGATTCGGAGAGAGGTAACCTAACACTTTATATCAACTATTTAAATTCAAGCACAGAAAATAATACAACTCAAATTTTTTCTGATGGAGAAGAGTTAATTTGTAACCAGTCAATTCAATCAGGACTTCTTGGAAACACAACTATTG